TGCCGATGATGCGTAAGGAAGGTGGTCGCGCTGGTCATCCTGATGAGGCCGAAGATCGCGCCTTGGTCAAGAAGATGGTCAAGCACGGCGCGTTGACGGGTAAGAAGGATGGCGGTCGCACGCGCAAGGCGGGTGGCGGTTCATCAAGCAAGTATCCCGTTGATTGGGATAAGGTCCATTTGATGCCTGGGCCGGAAAAGCCCGATATTGCCGGGTATTATCATTTCCTTGCCACGGGCGAACAGCCTGAAGGCGATGGGCAGGTGCATCTAATGCCTGGGCCTGAGCAGCCGTTGCCTGTTCCTGGCCGCAAGCATGGCGGCAAGGCCGACGGCAAATGGATACAGGGCGCGATCAAGCACCCTGGCGCGCTGCACAAGGCGCTTCATGTGCCTGAGGGCGAGAAGATCCCGGCCAAGAAGCTAAAGAAGGCCGAGCATAGCAAGAACCCGCTGATGGCGAAGCGGGCGCATCTGGCTGAGACGCTGGGCAAAATGCACAAGAAAGCCGGTGGGTGCGTATCGGACGGCGAAATGCAAGGCACACGTCCGACCGGTGGCCGGTTGGCTCGTAAGGATGGCGGTCGTGCTAAGGGCAAGACGAACATCAACATCGTCATCAGCCCGCATGGTGCTGCTGGCGGTGCGCCGATGCAGCCGCCGATGGGTATGCCGCCTCGCCCGCCCGCGCAGCCGGTGCAGGTGCCTCCTACGCCGCCCGGTGGCATGCCTCCTGGCGGCATGATGCCCATGCCCATGCCAATGCCGATGCCTTCACCGGCAGCCCCGCCTCCGGCACCGATGGGTCGCAAGCGTGGTGGCCGCACCGTTTACCCCGACATGGAGTATGGCGCGGGTAGCGGCAAAGGCCGTTTGGAGAAAATCAAAGAATACGGCTAAACAATACGCTTGATTTATCAGTAAAAGGCCGGTAGCGTCCCCTCGCTGCCGGTCTTTTTTGTGAGAAATATGCTTACTCTTGACTTATATTTTGAGCGAGAACTTAAAAAACTTATCTTCATCCAAATAGAAGAATTTAAGGAACACTTGGCGTCTGGTAATGCAGAAAATTATCAAAGGACAGTTGGCATTATTGCCGGATTACGCAACTGCTTAGAATTATGCGACGAAGCAAATAGATTGGCAGCAAAATCCTACAGTTAATTGGAGTATACTATGCCTTACATGGAGATGGATCACAGTAAAGATCCACGCGACGAATTGAAAAAGGCCGTTGGCGACTTGTCTGGCGTCGAAATTTTCAACAACCAAATACTTGTTGCCGTTTATATTCGCCCTAATAAGACAAAGGGTGGCATTTATTTGGCTGATAGCACGCGGGATGAAGACAAGACGCAAGGCAAAGTTGGCCTAGTCTTGAAGAAAGGCCCGCAAGCTTTTGTTGACGAGACTAATTCTTGGTTTTCGGACATCGAGGTCAACGAAGGTGACTGGGTTTATTTCCGACCGAGCGAAGGTTGGAGCATCACCGTCAATAATGTCCTTTGTCGTATTCTGGATGACACGTTGGTGCGTGGTCGCGTCCAGAAACCCGATCATATTTGGTGAGGTTTGACATGGATAATGAAGAAATCACCTTAGAAGAGAAGATTGAGGAGCCGGTTGAGGTCGTCGTAGAAGAGACGCCAGCCCCACCGGCACCTGAACCAGAAGAAGATGTTCAGCAAACGCTTCTTCAGCTTCGTAAGCAACTAGAAGATGCCAGAAATGCCCAGGCCCAAGCCGAGCAAGAGCGGTATCAGGCGCAGCAACAGGCGTATCAAGCAAGAATTGAGACAAAGGATACTAACCTTCAGCTTGTCATTAACGCCATTCAGACGGTCAAAACAAACACCGACATCCTAGAAGGCCATTATGCCGAAGCGATGTCGGCTGGTGACTACAATCGAGCCGCCCAAATCCAACGCGAAATGGCAAATAACGAAGCCAAATTGCTTCAGTTGGAGAACGGCAAGGCTGCGATGGAGGAGGAAGCCAAGCGTCCTGCTGCGCCGCCGCCGCTAGACCCGGTTGAGGCGCTTGCATCGCAGCTAACGCCTCGATCTGCCGAATGGATACGCCGTCATCCGCAGTTTGTGCGCGACCAAAGGCTGTTTAAGCAGATGGAAGCGGCGCATACGTTGGCTGTAAGCCGTGGTATCCAGGCTGATACCGACGAATATTTCGCCGATGTTGAAGCGACGCTGCGGATTCAGCCTCCTAAACCAGCCGAACCGGAAGACCCGATGGAATATACGGCGAAAGTGACGCAACGGCGTGCTGCGCCGCCTGCTGCGCCGGTTTCTAGGGGCGAAAGCAGGTCTACGGTCGTCCGGTTGTCGTCGGAAGAGCGTGAAATCGCCCAAATGATGAAAATGACGCCCGAAGAATACGCGAAAAACAAAACCGCGCTGCAACGCGCCGGCAAAATAAAGTGAAAGGCTGACCATGAGCGATAATATGAGCCTGCGAAACCGTAGAAAGGCCCCCAGCGCCCTTGAAGCGGCCATGAATACTGAACCTGCGGCACTAGTAGAAGCCACTCCAGAGGCACCTACGCCCGTTCGAGAGGCTATGCGCCGACCGATGCGGGAGGAAGACCCTCGCGCCCGTGCTGCCAAGCGTGCGGCGGAAATTAGGGGGCATTTGGGTGGCGATTTGGATGAAGGCCCCGACAAGTTCTATGTCCCGGCGCATTACGTGCCGGATGGGTGGACGTATGAATGGAAGCGCAAGACCATCCTGAACCAAGAAGACCCGGCTTATCAGGTTGCCTTGGCTCGTAAGGGGTGGGAGCCGGTTCCGGCCAGCCGCCATTCCGAAATGATGCCATCGGGTGGTTCTTGGAACACCATCGAGCGTGATGGCATGGTCCTGATGGAACGACCGAAAGACATCACCGACGAAGCGCGGGATTTAGAGTTGCGTGCTGCCCGTCAACAGATGCGGCAGAAAGAAGCGCAACTGAACTCTGCGCCTGATGGACAGTTCGGCCGCAATCATCCGCAAGCAAAAGCAAGGATCAATAAAGGATACGAACCTATCCCGATCCCTGGCGACGAATAAAGTCTTTCATTTTGTCTTGCGGCATGTTAGTTGGCATGCCGTAGGACAGAATCCTTACTTCCCCCCGGCGTGGGAAGATGAGTTTTTCCTGGTTTCCAATCGCCCCGGTGCGCGATGTCGGAACCTCCTTTATGAAGGAGAACCGTCATGGCGAATACCAATGCGCCTTTCGGATTTTCACAGTATAGCGGCACCGGGTCTGCGCCGACCTATGAGCAGACGCAGCTTGCCATTTCCGCGACCAGCAGCACGAACCCGCAGATTTTCTATGGCGATCCGGTCGCACAGCTTTCTACCGGCACGATCTGCCAGCTTGGCACCAACAGCACGGTTGATGGACCGACTGCTGGCGCTGGTAACCTTGTCGGCGTCTTCGTCGGCTGCAAATACCTGAGCGTGTCGCAGAAGCGCACGACTTGGTCGAACTACTTCCCCGGCATCGGCGATGTTAACAGCGCGTCCACCAGCTACGTGACCGCGTATGTGATTACCGACCCGAACGCGCAGTTCGTCGTTCAGACCGCGAACAGCAACACGACGGCCACTGCGGTCGGCGTGTCGTCCATCGGTCAGAACATTGGCGTAGCGTATGCGGCTGGCACCGGCACCAACACCAACACCTTGGCGCCGACTTATACGTCGAACAACGGCCCTGGCAACATCGCCAACGGTCTGTCAACGGCGTATGCTGACCAGTATACCTTGACCACGCCGGGCGGCACTTCTGCCACCCTGCCGTTCCGTATCATCGCCCTTGCCAACTACACGCCTGACGGGTCCAACCCGCTTCAGACGATCAACGGCAACGATTACACCTCCGCATACAACCGCATCATTGTCGCGTTCAATAACGCTGCGATGAAGGTTGGCGTGACCGGCATCTAACAGGAGTAAGGACCAATGGCTGTTAATCTTTCAGCAATCAAGGATCTTCTCCTGCCCGGACTCCGGGGGGTGGAAGGCAAATACGAAATGATTCCAAGCCAATATGATAAGATCTTTACCAAACATGATTCGAAGTTGGCTTTGGAACGTACCGCCGAATTGCGCTTCCTGGGTCTCGCGCAGTTGAAGACTGAAGGTGGTCAGACCGCCTTCGACAACGGCGCTGGTGAGCGTTATGTCTACAACCAGGAACACACGGAAATCGGTCTTGGTTATGCCATCACCCGCAAGGCGGTGGACGATAACCTCTACAAGACCCAGTTCCATCCGTCGAACCTTGGCCTGATCGAGTCCTTCCAGCAGACCAAGGAAATTTACGGCGCGAACGTCCTGAACACTGCGACCACCTACAACGCCAACGTCGGCGGTGACGGTGTTGCGCTGTGCGCCTCCAACCACCCGATTGACGGTTCGACCGTTGCCAACATTCCTTCGACCCCGGTCGATCTGAACGAGGCGACGCTGCTGAACGGCATGATCTCGATCCGCACAAACTTCAAAGACCAAGCCGGTCTGAAGGTGTTTGCTCGCGGTCGTAAGCTGGTCATCCCGCCGCAGTTGGAGCCGGTTGCAATCCGCCTGCTGAAGACGGAACTGCGCCCTGGCACTGCCGACAACGACGTCAACGCCATCCTCACGACGGCGGGCGGTCTGTCCGAAGGCTACATGGTCAACGACTTCTTGACCTCGTCCTATGCTTGGTTCCTGCTGACCAACATCGACGGCCTGTCCTACATGGAGCGCGTTAAGTTCGAGACGGATATGCAAGTCGATTTCGTCTCTGATAATTTGTTGGTGAAAGCCTACGAACGTTATAGTTTTGGATACTACAATTGGCGTTCAATCTGGGGCAGTTTCCCGACTTCGTGATTGGGATCACTAGGAAAGGAGTAACCTCATGGCGACGCTAATCAACGATATTGTCCCCGGACAGTATCCGAACCCCAACGGTAGCCCGGTAACCCCGGCTACCGCCTTCACCGGGCCGCTGCTGGCTGGTAACGTGCTTGTTAGCGATGGCACGGGCAACCTTGCTGCCCTTGGGTCGTCGGTTGGAACGCAAAACCTTGGCTATGTGCAGATGGCGCAGACTAGCGTCATTACGCAAGCTAACGGTGCTGCGGACATCACGATCCCGGCGCAGAGCCAGATCACTGACATTTACCT